CATCATACGAGATCTCGATGCCAGTTCTATCAATCAAATCATTGTACACACTGCTTCGCTCACTAATCTTGAGTAATAATCGACCATCAGGCAATAGCTGGATACCGTTAGGGTTGTACTTGCTAAAGCCGAGGGTGTTTGCGAGTGTAGAGTAGTTCATTTAGATTCTTAGATGTACTTTGTTTAATTTTGATTCATTTCATTTCACTTAGGTGTAAAAACCCAACCAAATACCCCTACCTTTGTTTTCAGAAAACAGCTTAAGTGAGAGCCACGTTTATTAAAAATCAAGTAAAATGAGTGAAAGCATCCAAAAGCTTACCCACGTGGAGCACATCTTAAAAAGGCCAGACTCGTATGTTGGTCCTGTTGCTCGCGTTGGTGAACAGTATTGGGTCAGGGAGGGTGATGGATTCGAAAAGAAAACCGTCATCTACGCACCCGCGCTTCTCAAGATTTTTGATGAAATTCTTGTCAATGCCATCGATCGTAATTCACTCTATCCGAAACAGGTAACGTCCATCTCCGTCAACATCGACCGAGAGAAAGGTGAAATCAGTGTTGAGAACAACGGACCTCTTGGGGGAATCGCGGTCAAAGAACACGAAAAGGAGAAGATTTGGAATCCGGAACTCACGTTCGGACACCTTCTCACGAGTACCAACTACGACGATTCCCAACAGCGTGTTGTCGGTGGCAGGAACGGGTACGGTGCGAAGCTCACTAATGTGTATTCGAGCAAATTCTCCATCAAAATCAAGGATTCTGAAAACAAGACGACGTACACACAAGAGTGGATGGATAACATGAAGACGTGTGGAAAGCCGAAGATGCGTAGCTACTCAGGGGCGACCTCTAGTGTTTGCGTCACGTTCACACCAGACTGGTCTCGGTTTGGTATGAAAGAGATGGACGATCACATTTTCAAAATCTTCGAGAAGCGTGTCTATGATGCAAACATCTGTACCACACCAGGGTGTAAAGTCAAGTTTCAAGGCGAAGCGCTTCCGAAGACGGCATTCAATGAATACGCCAAGATGCACACAAAATCCGACGAAGTTTGTTTGTTTACGTCGGATAGGTGGTCCGTGTGTGTCGCACCATCCGAAGATGGATTCGAACAAGTCTCTTTCGTCAATGGTATCTGTACCACAAAAGGTGGGAGTCACGTAGACCACGTGGCGGGCATACTCGCATCCAACATCATCGAGGACATGGCCAAGAAGATCAAGCTCAAACCCCAACAAGTGAAGAACGCATTCATGGTATTTGTGAAAGCCACGCTCGTGAATCCAACATTCAGTAGTCAGGTCAAGTCAGAATGTACTCTCAAGCCACAAGAATTTGGGAGCAAATTCGAACCCACGAAGAAGCTCATCAAGGACATTCTCAAGACGGGCGTTCAATCAGAACTCATGGCGCTCTCCAAATTCAAAGAGATGAAAGAACTTCAAAAGTCTGATGGTGCACGAAAGTCTAAAATCACTGGTATCCCAAAGTTGGATGATGCAAACAAGGCTGGTACGCAACAATCTGGAAAGTGTACGCTCATCATCACGGAGGGGGATTCTGCGAAATCACTTGCAGTCGCGGGTCTTTCTGTGGTTGGTCGCGACTATTACGGGGTATTTCCTCTTCGTGGAAAGTGTAAGAACGTGAGAGATGCGTCCGTGAAACAGCTCACCGAGAACAAAGAGTTCAGCGACCTCAAGAAGATTTTGGGTCTTCAGCAGGGCAAAGTGTATACCTCGCTCAGTGAACTTCGCTACGGTCGTCTCATGATCATGACCGATGCGGATACGGATGGGAGTCACATCAAGGGTCTTGTACTCAACATGATTCATTACTTCTGGCCGAGTTTACTCGACCTAAATTTCGTGGTGAGCATGGTGACGCCTATCATCAAGGCAACCAAAGGTTCACAAACCATGTCGTTCTACACAGATTCTATGTTTAGAATGTGGTACGGAAATGGGAGACCCGGATGGAAGATCAAGTACTACAAGGGTCTGGGTACATCCACGTCTGCAGAGGCTCGTGAGTATTTCAAAAACATCGAGAAGCTCACGGTCAAGTTCGACACGGATGAGAAGACAGATGACTCCATCGTTCTCGCATTCGACAAAACCAAGGCAGATTCTCGTAAGACATGGCTTCTGGAAAGCACAGAGAAACAGGGATCTGACCTAGAGATTGCATACGGAAACGTGGATAGAATCAACATCACTGAGTTCGTACACAAGGATCTCGTGAATTTCAGTCTCGCGGACTTGAAGCGTTCCATCGCGCACGTATCTGATGGTCTCAAACCTTCGCAGAGAAAGGTCATGTACTCATGTTTCAAGAAGAACTTGACCAATGAAATGAAGGTGGCGCAGTTGGCTGCGTACGTCGCAGAGACCTCCGCGTACCATCACGGTGAGGTGTCTCTCGCAGACACGATCGTAAAATTAGCACATAATTTTACCGGTTCGAACAACATCAATCTTCTCGAGCCATGTGGTCAATTCGGTACGAGACTCATGGGTGGTAAGGACGCGAGTCAAACGAGGTACATCTTCACAAAACTCACGAAGGATGCGAGAAAGCTCTTTGACGCAAAGGATGACGCTGTATTGAAATACCTCGATGACGATGGTAAGCCTATCGAACCGGAGTACTACGTTCCAATTTTACCCACCGTGTTAGTCAACGGCACAGAGGGTATCGGTACGGGATTCAGCTGTTACGTACCACCTTTTAATCCAAAGGATATCTGTGAAAACATAGAACGAGCTATTTCCAAGCAACCGCTCAAGGAAATGAAGCCTTGGTTCAACAACTTCAAAGGTAGGGTGTTTAAAAACACCGATGGGTTTTGGGTCACAGAAGGTCTTTGGTCTACTACGAGCACTGGAAACAAGATCAAGATCACAGAGCTTCCACCAGGTCGTTGGACCCAAGATTACAAAGAGTACCTCGATGGTCTCGTAGACAAGAAGATCATCGCGAGTTTTGTGAATAACAGTACCACCGAAGACGTGGACTTTACCATCACTGGATACACAGGCAAAGACATCATCAAAGATTTTAAGCTTCAAAAGTCGTTCCACGTGAGTAACATGCACCTGTTCCATCCGACAAAAGGAATCAAAAAGTACGCGAGCCCAGAAGAGATTTTGGTTGACTTCATGGAGATCAGAATGGATGCATACAAGAAACGCAAGGAACACCTGTTGCAGGTTCTCAAAGAGAAGACCAAGAAGCTCGAAAATATGGCTCGGTTTGTGGATGCGGTCATTAATGAAAAGATCATTGTTTTCAAACGCAAGAAGGCCGAACTCGAAACTGAAATTTCTAAAACCTTTGATAAGGTTGATGATTCGTATGATTATTTGCTCAACATCAAGACGTACCAGTACACGAAAGAAGCAGTCCAAGCACTCAATGAAGAGACCAACAAAACAAAAAAGGAGCTCGAAGACTTGAGTTTGACGAGTCACCTCGACATGTGGAAAACCGATTTAAAAATATATAAGCAATAAGTAATATGTGCGATAGATCCGGTCCAAACACCGGTGCAGCACTCTGCTTGTCTGCCATAGGTGGACAGGACACATATCTATTGGGTGGAGATTCACTCTTTAATTATAAACAGAAAAGACATGCAGAATTTAGGAAATTTCATAGAAGTTTTAATATAAACAAACCATCTACTGCATCAAGTAATTGGCCATTTGGTCAAACTGTAAAAGTTACATTTAATCCACAAAATATGGGAGATTTACTTTCAAACATGTATATAAAAGTTAAATTACCTGGATTATCTAACACTGACTACAATTATTCAGACAAAGTAGGTAAACATTTATTCAAAAGCATAACCATGCGCGCAGATGAAAATGTACTAGAAGTTTATAGAGATGACATAGGATACATATACGACGAATTGTATTTGGATCACGCTGAACACGTGAGCAGAGAATACACGGATAATCGTTTTTTAAATCGCGTTACCATCTTATCAAATTCTCTCAAAGATATCAGAATTTCTGATACGTTTGTTTATGTACCCATACCATTTTTCTTTTCTAGAAGTTATGAATCTTCCGATTATCAAACAAACTTACATAATAGACCTTATCTGCCATTATGTGCGATGAATAAACAAAAACTTGAGTTTGAAATCGAATTCAGACCGCAGTCATTTTTCACAGATGATCCAGTGCCACTCAGTTTAAGCGATTTCGATATAATCACAGAAGAGATAACAGTCACACAAGAAGAAAGGCTGTTTTATACATCCGAAAAGTATGAAATGATAACAGATATATTTCAGACTCACCCAAAAATAGACACGGAATTGGGTAAAGATAAATTAAAAGCTGAACTCACACCACAAGGTAGAGTAAAAACTTTGCATTTTTTCTTTAGAAATAAACTTTTTGAAAACGAAAGCATTTCAAGTAATACGAGTGTTGTAGGTAACAGTAGCACCACCGACCAAAAGTACCACTATTACCACAATCGCTTCAATTTTACCCCATTTCCATCTTATGTAAAATCAAACGATTCCATATCCGACGATGTAGCTATTGACGCAAAGCTATACATAAATGGAGAGGATCTTCCAAATATTAATAAACCAGACTCACACTATTACAGATACTTAACTACATTAAATCATAAATTTCATGGAACGCCAAGAAACATATATACATACAGCTTTTCTATGAATCCTAGAAATGTAGATCCTTCTGGAAGTTTGGATTTTACAAACATCAAAAATAGTAGAACTACGATTGAGTTTTCATTAAATCCTTATTATGGAACAAACGATGAATTTGCGTGTCATATTTATTACACGACTTATACTACCTTTACATTTGAAAATGGATATCTAAGTACACGCATTGAACCCATATCGTATTCGACAGATGTTGAAGGATACGATATAGATGAAGTGAGGAACATAGGTGGAGTTGATATGTTAGTATCATTTCCCGAATAAGGTGTCTTTATTTTCTTTTATGTATTTTATGATACCATTTTTTATACACCATTTGATGAAATTGAGCTGTGCAACAGTCGTATTAATTTCATCATCTGTGCCAGGTATCTTATAAGATATCTTGTCTGAACGACAAAATGGATCAAATAATTTTTTGCTATATCCGTCGAGTGTTGATTTATAAGCGCAGTGTACACTAAAAATCTTACCGTCATTTGTTTTGTACATCAAATTCATCTTTTTAGAGTAATTCGTGATGAACCACTCTAGATTTCTAAGGGAGATACCACCAGTCTTCGACAGAATTTGTGTGAGCATCTGTCCATTTTCTGGTGTACCGTAAAACGTATCAATTGATTTTAGCAGGATATCCGATTTCCTCATATTACATCATAAGCCTCAAATCTCTAAATTGATTACTACTAGATGATTCACACGCCGGACACCCAGGTTTAAATAATGGCGGTAAAGGGTGATTGTGTCTCGCAGTTCCACCTACATTCACCGGTTCATGTAACTTTGTTGAATTTACATGTGATAAACAAAACCCATCGTGACTCGCTTTCCTAGTGCAAGGTTGACCACCCTTTTTAATACCCAAACAATATCCACCTGGGTTTGGCAAATCCCTTAATAATAGTTTCAGGGGTATATTGTGAATAGTGGATATAGACTGTGCATACAATAACATTCTCTCATGACACGCCCTTTCCACTTCATCCTGAAAAACCCTAGCCAAATTTTCAGAAATCTTCATCCTTACTACATTATAGCGTTTAATTTTTAAATGGTAATTCATCGAGGGGTGTCTCCTTTTTCTTTGGTCTTCGTTTTGGTTTGATCTTAGTAAGAATTTCCCCGAAAATCTCTTCTTTTGGGTCCTCGAAGAGTGGTTCAAGCAAATCACACACCGGATTTATGAACTTATTCATAAAATAGTATTCATAATCGATCGGTACATTGTTCTCGGAGACATACTTTGGATCTTCTGATTTTTCAAAGGCTTTTGCCTTTGGGTCTTCTGTCTTCACTAAAACGTATGGCACTCGGTCACCTGACTGTGGCTCCGAACCGGGTTGTCTCTCTCGCATTTTACGAACAACCTGAACATGTGCTTGGTTGATATCTTTGATTCCGGGGCTATTTATGGATACACTCTGCCCCTTAACCTTATACGAATCAGATAAACTTTGTGAAAGTGTGAGCTTTTCATTCGGTACATCACCTTCCAAAAGTTCGATGGCTCGTTGGAGTGCGAGTGCCTTCGGAGGTTCAGTATCACTACTTTCGAGTACGACATCCAAGAGTTCTTTGCACACCTCTCGTACGTGCGCCGTGTTATCGCGTCTTACGAGTTGAAGACCCTTTACATCGATGTAATCCATATTCATCTTTCCGTCCTTTCCTTGTGTCCACAGCTTTGCGGCGTACCGTTTTTTAGAATAGAGGAAATAGGGCCAATATACCTTTTCGAGTTCCAAATTATTCGGTTTCTTGAAAAGTGCGGTACACTCTTCAGCGGCACGTTCACCAATCTCCCAACTGTACTCAACAGCCTCAATACCTTTACGGTCACCTACATCAAATTCGACCATGACACTATCGGTGTCACCATACCTCACTTTCGCACCCGGAAAGTTCTTTTCCACGTACTCTTTTGTTTCATCAATCATACTCCGACCTTTTGTCGTCACGGTAGAGGCGATGTTTACACATGGAAGCATCCCCTTCGATGCACCAGTGAACCCATACACGGAGTTCATACTGATTTTGTAAGCTAATTGCTTACCATTATACATAGCTTTGAGTGCACCCTTCGACGCGGCCATGTCCTTCTTCGCTTGTTTTCTGAACTGCTTCAATTCAAGTAGAATGCTCGGTAAAAGCGTCGGCACACCCTGTGCGAACTTACATACTCTCTTTGTAGGAGGCTGTCCCTCAACCTTACTTGGCACAGGAATCTCAAATGTTTCGTATTCCACACCAGGTACGTTTTCGTACTTTGGATCCATGACAAGACTTGAATAACACAAATTGTGTGCCATCATAATTGAAGGATATAGACCTTCAAAATCTAGTGCCGTAATTGGTTTGTAATATGCACCCTTTTGTGCTTCGAGAACAGTCGCACCTTCGTATCCTTGATCCCCCAGTTGACCATACTGAATAGTTGGAACCATGAATCCCATCTCCCTCGCCTTCTTTGTTAATTGACTAAACACCTTGATTTGTTGCCCCCGTTCCACGAGATAACACAAGGGTACCCAGGTTGCCTTCGCCATTTCCAGAAGGTTAATCAGTATACACAGTTTAGACAAAAGTCTGTGCGGGAGAAGGGTATCCTTAATACAATACTCCGCAACTTCCCGCAATTTCACGGGGTCACCTTCATTGTATCGAGCAAACATTTCCTTCGCAGGCATATCAATTTTATTGTCACCGAGATACAACTTAGACACGTTATCGAGTTTATACGAATCAAGTTTGTATCCCTTCTTCACCTCATGGAACAAATCGAAAATGAAACGGCC